CGGCAGACGTAGACGAGATTCGCCTCACGGAACCTGCGCAGCCGCTCGCGCACGGTGCTCTCTTTCAGGCCGAGCCGCGCCTGTAGATCGCGATTCGTGAGCTCGCCTTCGTCGGCGAGCGCCTTCAGCAAGAGCTTGTCGCTCGGGTGAAGCGGCTTCTCGGTCGGCTTTGTCCCGGCGCGCTGGTGCCACTCGGTAAGCGAGATGACGAACGGCGCCTGTCTCGGGCGGCGAACCATGACATAGCGGTCGCGCACGACCATGCAGACGACGGGGCCGATTTCATCGACGTATCGCGCACGCTGGCGCGGCGGGCGAAGGTCAAGCAGCATCTTCGTCTCCATCGGCGGCGATGATCGGCTCGATCGCAGCCTTCAGCGCGCGAAGGGTTTTCAGGCTCAGTTTCCCGTTTCGGTTCTTGTCGCCAAGATCGAAAAGCCACTCACGCAGCTCTTTCAACTCGATCGCTTCCATGATCTTCGGCGTTACCGGCTCGATGCCGTTCTGCCAGTAGAAGCTAGAAGCCGAGCTGCCGCCGATGCGCGCGCCGTCTGTTTTCCGATAGCGGTAGTCGAGCCGACCGTTGAACTTGACGACGATCTGCGTCGGCGTGACGCGAGCGACCTCGTAAATCTCATAGTCGGTCCCGCGCGACTTCTGCACGGCTACCTTATGGCCCGGCCGCAACGAGCGCAGCCATTGCAGCTTGACCGCCTTCTCGGCCTCCTTGCGCTGGTTCTCTTCTTCCCACGGTGTCATTACTGGTTCCTTCCATGCGTTTTCTACCCCTGCGGTAGATTTACCTGAAGGATAAACTATTTCCCTTGCCTTGTGGGTACTGACGATGGAAAAATAGCGCCCATGATGAATTCGCGCTACACACTCCACAACGGCGATTGCCGCGCTGTGCTTGCCTCTCTGGCCGATAGCTCGGTCGATTCGATCGTCTGCGACCCGCCGTATGAGCTCGGCTTCATGGGTAAAGCGTGGGATAAATCCGGCATCGCCAATGATCCCGCTATATGGGCGGAATGCCTGCGCGTGCTGAAGCCCGGCGGTCATCTGCTGGCGTTCTCCGGCTCGCGCACGTATCACCGCATGGCGTGCGCTATTGAGGACGCGGGCTTCGAGCTGCGCGATCAGCTCATGTGGGTCTACGCGCAAGGCATGCCCAAGTCGCGCAACATCGGCGAGGGGCGCGGAACGGCGCTCAAGCCTTCGCACGAGCCGATCTGCATGGCGCGCAAGCCACTGGAAGGCACAGTCGCGGCGAACGTCGCGAAGCACGGTCCCGGCGCGCTCTATATCGATGCCTGCCGCATCGGCGACGAAGTGCGCACGGAAAGCATCGGCTCGCTCGAAGCGTGCAGCGGGAACGCCTTTGGCGCACCGGGCACGGCGGAAGCGCGGCGCGGTGCCGAGCGCATCGAGCGGGAATACGTCGGGCGCTGGCCTAGCAATCTGCTGCACGATGGATCGCCCGAAGTCGTCGCGCTCTTCCCTGAGTCGAAAGGGCAGCGTGGCGCCGTGACGGGCAACGAGCCGAGCTCGAGAACGAATAACGTCTACGGGCAATTCAACGGCCGCCCGGCGACGGCTCCGCGCGTGGATCTCGACACGTCGGCCGCGCGCTTCTTCTATTGCCCGAAAGCGTCGCCTGCCGACCGGCACGAAGGGCTCCAGCATCCCGGCCCGCAATTCAAGAAGGGCACGACGCTGCGCAAGGTCGAAGTCGCGGCCGCCGCTGGCGAGCTCACCGGCAACACGCATCCGACCGTGAAGCCTACTGAGCTCATGGCCTATTTATGCCGCCTCGTGACGCCGCCGGGCGGAACCGTGCTTGATCCATTCATGGGCTCGGGCTCGACTGGCAAGGCCGCGATGCGCGAAGGATTCAATTTCATCGGCATCGAGCTCGACGCCGGGTACCTGGCGATCGCCGACGCGCGCATCAAGTTCGAGCTGCTCAAGCAGGAGCCCGCGCCGGAACCTGAAGCGCCGCTCGCCGACGTGCGCCAGCTCGATCTGCTCTCACACCTTTCCGGCTTCTGATCCATGACCGAACAGATTCACTCCCTCATTCACGAGAACGCGCGCCAGCTCGCGCACGCGAAGGCGCAAGGCGCGCAGCTGCGCCGGGCCGCGCAAGCCGAGCTCGCGCAAGTCGAAGCGAAGCTCGAAGCGATGACGGCGGGCGGCGTCGTCGCTGACGCGGCGCGTCGTGATGAGTACATGACGCTCGTCACGCAGCGCGACCAACTGCGCCGGGCGGTGGCGGCATGAGCCCGTTCCCTCTCGCGCTCGCGGTAGTGGCGCTAGTCTGCGATCGCCCCGGATGGGCCTTCATTTTCTTCCTCTGCGCTCTTTGATACTGATGATTCATCTCACCTTCGCTCAAATGTGCTTCTGGATGATCGTGCTCCATATGGTCGCCGACTATCCGCTACAAGGCGATTTCCTCGCGACCGCGAAAGATCGCAACACGCCGCTCGGCAAGCTCTTTTGGCCGCACGCGCTCGGCGCGCACTCGATGATCCATGCGGGCTTTGTCGCACTCGTGACGGGCTCAATAGCGCTCGGGCTGGCGGAAGCTGTCATTCACGCCGTGACCGATTTTTGTAAGTGCGAGAAGCGAATCTCGCTCAACGTCGATCAGGCGATTCACTTCGCCTGCAAATTCCTTTGGGCCGCAATCGCGGCAGGAGCCCTTGTATGAAAAAACTGTTGTGCAGCATCCTTCTGATCGCGTCCGTCGCGCTCATCGTCACGCATCTCTTCCTGTGCGTCGAGAACGCTCAGCTGTACCACGCCGGAATGGCCGCGACCCACGCCGCGCTGACGGTGCTGTGGGTCATTGCCGCATCCGATGCGGTCGGCGGGCTGTCTCCGTCCTTCAAGGCGTGGCGACACGCCCGGTGGAGTGCGTTCGTCACACGGCTTTGCGACTATCGGGTATGCCGCGAGATTAGCTATGCGATCGCCTTCCTGATTCCGCTCATCGCCTTGCCGGTTATCGCTCTCTCGATCGTTCTGTTCGAGCTCTTCAGGCCGATCCGAGCCGCTTATCGCTTCGTGCGCGAGTCGTGGGGCGATACGTGCGCCGCGCGGCGCGACATCGAGCGTGCCTATCAACGTGAGTCGCTGCGGAAAGCCGCATCAAGCGCCTGACAGGTGTCGCGCATCGACAAACCCGCTTCGGCGGGTTTTTTTGTGCCCGGAAAAAGTCGTGACGACACGATGGGTACATGACGAATGCAGCCGATCAACAGCTTCTCGATGCGCTTCCGGCGTACCTGAGCATCTCCGACATGCTCAAGGCGACGCCTATCACGGAAGGCGCCGATCGCTTCATCTATCTCGAAGCGTCGAACGAGACGACGGACCAACAGGGCGAAGTGGTGCTCGCGAAGGCGCTCGCCGACTCGGCCGCGTACTACCTGAAGTTCGGCAACCTCGATATCGACCACTTCACGCAGATCGGCGCGAAACAGGGCATCCCCAATTACGAGCTCTTCGAAATTGGCCGTCCCGTCGCGGTGCGCGCCGAAAAGGGCGCGACGTTCGTGAAGGGGCAGATTTACGCGGGCACTGGCGCGGCCGCCGAGAAGGCGAACGCGTTTTGGGCTTCGCTCACTGAGCTGAACCCGCCTGCGCGCTGGTTCCCGTCTGTGGGCGGCGCAATTCAAGAGAAGGAAGTCGGCATCGACCCGGCAACGAAGAGCCGCCGGGCGCTCATTCGAAAAGTCCGCTGGACAAACATCGGCTTCAGCAAGACGCCCGTCAATCCCAACCTCGCGACCGTCTCAACCGTTCCGTTCGGTGCGCTCACGAAGTCGTGGGGCTCGGGCGGCTTCGATCTGGCGAAGGCGCTGACGGCTGGCTACGGCACTGATTCCGCGTCGCTCACTGGTGGAGCGGCGATGCGAGTGCAGTCTCTCGATCGCACTTTGCACTCGTATTGGGATATGCGCGATCACGTCGCGAAAAAGATGCTCAAGGGCGCGCTCAAGCCGCGTGCCGATGACATTTATCGCGAAGCTCAAACGCAATTCGGTTTGTCCGCTGACGAAGCGGGCGACTTCGCCGAACGGTTTTTGGGTGACTTGGAACACAACCTAAAGGGGTAATTCATGAGTTTCAAAGCTCTTCTGGAGCGTTTCGAGACGCTGCAAAAGTCGCTTCCGGCTGAAGGCTCGGAAGACGACGACAAGATCGCAGCCGCCGCCGCAGCGTCGGGCGACACGCCCAACGGCGAAGGCAACGGCGAAGGCGATGAAGGCGTCGCATCGGGCGAAGGCGACAACGACGAGCTCGGCGAAGGCGAAGGCGAGCCGATGAGCAAGTCGTTCTCGATCACGCTGGACGACGGCACGGTCATCGACGCGCAAGACGGCACGGAGCTCGTCAAGTCGCTTCAGGAGCAAGTCGGCGCACTGCAAGGCCGCATCGACGCGCAAATGTCCGAAGGCGAAACGATGGCAAAGGCGCTGGAAACCGCGTGCTCCGTCATCGAGAAGCAGGACGAAATGTTCAAGTCGCTCGCCGCGAAGGTGGATGCGCTCTCGAAGCAGGGTCGCGGCCGCTCGTCGGTCGTGAACGTCGCCGAGAAGCCCGCTCCGGCCAACGTCGCGAAGCCCGGCGTCGAAGGTGTGAAGTCCGACGACTTCATGGCGAAGGCGATGGACAAGTTCATTGCTGGCGCGATCACAGGTCGTGACGTTGCAATTGCTGAAAACGCACTTGCAGTCGGGAAACCTGTACCGGCCGAGCTCGTTTCGAAAGTTTTGTCCTAATAAGGGGATTTTTGAATGATTAACCCGGCAATCCTGCAAGGGCTTCAGAGCGGTCAAGTCGTCACTGGCGATATGACTTCGACGGACGCCGAAGCGCTGCAAAAGGCGCTGTCGGCTGGTTACGGTACGGACGTTTCGGGCCTGACGGGCGGCGCTGCGCTGCGCATTCAGTCGCTCGACAAGACGATGAAGACCGTCATCCAAGAGAACAAGCACTTTGTTCTCTTCAACGAGCTCGCCAAGTCGAACGCGACCGCGACCGTTGACGAATGGACGGAACAGTCCGGCGTGGGCGGCTTCCTCGGCGGCTCGACCAACACCGAACTCGGCGGCATCAATCAGGCAACCGGCCAATACGCTCGTCGTGTGGGCATGGTCAAGTTCCTGATGACCCAACGCCAAGTGTCGTTCGTGCAGTCGATCACGAACAACATCGTTGAAGCGGAAGCAGTCGAAGCGCAAAACGGCGCACTGCAACTGCTGACCGATGCGGAATACCTGTCGTTCGAAGGCGATTCGACCGTCGTGCCGACCGAATTCGACGGCATCGGCGCTCAGATCATGAGCCTGAATTCCGCTGACCACGTCATCGACGCGCGCGGCGGTCAAGTCAACCAGATCGATCTGATCGATCAGGCTGCTGCGACGATCGCAGGCTTCGGCAACTTCGGCACGCCGACGCACTTCTTCAGCTCGCAGCTCGTGCAGAGCGATCTGAACACGAAGCTCGACCCGGCTTTCCGCGTGAACCTGACGAACGTCGGCGCGGGCGGCATCGAGCTCGGCGCTCCGGTGGTCGGCATGCGCACGTCGTGGGGCGATATCAAGAATTGCCCGGACGTTTTCATCCGCGACGAAAAGCAGATGACCCCGTTCGAGCTGCGTTACCCGGCATTCGCCGTGGCAAACGCCTCGTACAAGCCCGCAGCCGTGGCAGTCGCCGCGAACGCATCGGGCGGCGCATCGAGCCAGTTCGCGACCGACCAAGACGGCAACTACTTCTACGCGATCGCAGGCGTCAATGCCAACGGCGAAAGCCCGGCAGTCGTGACCGATCAAGTGGCTGTGGCTGTCGGCGGCAGCGTCACCGTGACGATCACGCGCTCGGCTTCCGCAACGGAAACCGGCTATGTCGTGTATCGCGGCCGCAAGAACGGCACGAACGCGCTGAGCGATCTGCGCTTCGTCAAGCGTATCCCGGCTTCGGGTGGCGCGACGACCGTGTTCACCGATCTGAACGCGGACATTCCGGGCACGACCAAGGCGTATATCTTGAATATGCGCTCGGGCGCCGACGCGATCAACTGGCGTCAGCTGTTGCCGATGACCAAGTTCGCGCTGTACCCGACGAACGCCGCCGTCATCCCGTGGGCTCAGCTGCTCTTCGGCTACCTGCGCATCGCGAAGCGCCAGCAACACATCGTCATCAAGAACATCGTGCCGACCGGCGCGGCGTGGAAGCCCTTCGCGTAAGGGCGTGATGAGCCGGGGAAACCCGGCGCGCTGAATCAATCGGGCCGAGCGTAAAACCTCGGCCCGATTCACAGGAGAAAGAACATGACGGTCAAAGTCATCTGCAAGCTGCCCAACGCAAGCACGAATATCAACGGTGTGCGCTTCGAGCGCGTGGGCGAACACGTCCACTCGATCGATGAGCTCACGCAAGAGCAACTGGATCACTTCGCCTCGATTACGGGCTTCGAAGTGGTCGATTCCGACGCTGACGACGCCGCGCAAGACGACGTCGAACAGGCAAGCGCGCCCGATGAGGCAGCGCAGCCTGCGCGCGGGCCGGGCCGTCGCCCGAAGGGCGTCAAGGCCGCGCAGTAAAGAACCTGTGGGGGGTGCTTTTGGGGCGGGCTTCGGCTCGCCCTTTTTTTCGCGCGCGTCGTGACGACACACTGAGCGCATCCGATCTGAGGCTATTCATGACCGTCCTTTTCCCGATCGCCGACGCGCTCACGCAGTTCCGCGCCGATCAGCTGCCGCTTCTGCAGGCCAACTTCCCGCTGCCGGTCGCGCCGTCCGATGGGCTGCTCACGCGCAAGTTCGAAGCGGCCGAAGGCGAGCTTCAGCGCGAGCTCGGCGTCTATCTCGCGCCGACGATGGTCTTCGGCGGCACTGAGCCGACCGACGAGCAAATCGCCGCGCTCAACGGCGCTCCCTACGCGATCGAGTCTGGATACGATATGACGCCCGACTTCTTCAGCGTCGGGCAGTGGGGCACGCTCATGCTCCGCTCGCGCCCGGTGAAGTCGATCACGTCGATGAAGTTCATCTATCCGTCGCTCAACGCGCAAGTCATCGATATGCCGATGAGCTGGATTCAGCTCGATAAGCGCATGGGGCTTATCAACGTCGTGCCGGGCGTGGGCGGGCTCAATGTCCCGCTCAATATCTTCGCGATGCAGGCGATGAATTCGGGCACGACGGTGCCGAACATGATTCGCGTGCAATACACCGCCGGGCTCGACGCATCGCACTTCCTCTATGCGGACGTGCAAGACGTGTGCATGCGCCTCGTGGCGCTGCGCCTGCTGCGCGACACATTTACGCCTCAGTCGGGCTCTATCTCGGCTGACGGGCTTTCTCAATCGCAATCGGTCGATCTGGACAAGTTCGCGGCGACGATCGGGGGCGAGATTGCCGCGATTCGCTCGAAGCTGCTCGGCCCGATCATCGGAGTGTTCTAAAAATGGATCAACTGCAATTCGGCGCAATCGTGCTGCACAACGGCCGCATGTGCCGCTTCCTCGGCGCGGGCCGCTATGAGCCCGTCGAGACGTCTCTCGAGAAGCAACGCGGCATCGCTGACGGCGAGATGACCGCAGGCATGCGCGCGGCGCTCGACGCGCTCAATCGCGAGACGCGCTAATGCAGCTCAGCCCCGATCGCTTCAATCGCTTTCTCGACGGCATCGGCCAGCTCGTGACGTGGGCGCGCGGCTATGCGTGCCCATGCGTGAATCCGAACAGTGGATCAGCCAAGCCCAACTGCCCGGCATGCAAGGGCAAGGGCCGAACGTGGGACGCGCCGATCGAGTGCAAGACGGGCGTCGCGGGGCGCTCGGCGCATAAGGATTGGGCCGCCTTCGGCATGTGGGACGGCGGCGACGTCGTGCTGTCGATTCCGTCAGACTCGCCGCTCTACGCGATCGGGCAGTACGACCGCGTCGTCATGGTCAATCGTTCCGAGCCGTTCTCGATGAACCTCGTCGCGGGCGTGAACGACTCGGCGCTCGCGCATATGACGTTCGTCTCGGTCGATCGCGTGGCGTATTTCAGCCCGAACGGCGGGCAGCTCGTGCTCGTCACCCCGCCGGTCATCGGCCCGGACGGCTCGCTGACGTGGCCCGATGGATCGCCGCCGCCGGGCATCACATATTCGATGAGCGGCCGCCGCCGCCAGGAATATTTCTGCTTCAACGATATGCCGTGGGACCGGCCGCATCACGCGGGCGCGCAGCTGCCGCGCAACGTCGTGCTGCGTCGTTTTGATCTTTTCGGGAGGGGCTAATGCTCGTTTTTTGGATCTTCGCGTGGGTGCTGCTCACGCTGCTGGACAACCTTTTCACGCTCGTCTCTTTCCCGCTCGCGCCGCTCGTCGCCGCGTTCGCGGACAAGGACGGCAATCTGCCGCGCGCGCTGCGCTGGTTCCAGACGTTCGATGCGTCGCTCGATGCGGGCTGGAAGGACGGCTACTTCACTTCCCACGTTCCGAAGCGGCCCTTCGAGCTCTGGTGGCTGCGAACACGCTGGCTATGGCGCAATCCGGGCTACGGCTTCGGCTATTACGTCGCGGGCATCGCATTCGACCCGGCCGCGTGGCGCGTCGTGCACTACTCGTCGGACGGCACGAATACGACTTTCATCGCGACCGATGGGCGGCGCTTCAACATCGCGCTCGGGCGGCCGCACCTTTCGCTCAAGATCGGCTGGAAGGCGTGGAACTACTTCGACCGCGATACGCGCACGTTCCGCACGACGCCTTGGGGGCCGGAAATGCGCACGATGATCTGCTCGACTTTCCGGCCGTGGTGAGATGAGCGGCGCGCAGTACAAGATCAGCGTCGATCTGGCGCCTGTGCTCGGCATGCTCCAAGCGCAGGCCGAGACGCTGCTCGCGCGCGTCGCCGAGACGGTGCAGACATTCGGCGAAGTGGCGACGCAGCAGTGGAAAGCGGCCGTCATGGAAGCGCCGGGCATCTACTACGGCGAGAAGAAGGTCTATGCGCAGTCGATCGAGTGGTACAACTCCGGGCCGTTTGAAGTCACCGTCGAAGCGGGCTATGACAAAGCGGGCGAGATTGAAACCGGGCGGCCCGCGCGCGATCTGAAGGCCGCGCTCAAGACGTCGCTGCGCGTGCGTGTGGCGAAGAGCGGCAAGCACAAGGGGCAGCGCTACCTCATCATCCCGTTTCGCCACAACACGCCCGGATACGACGCGCACGCTGAAGCGATGCCCGCCGATATCTATGAAGTCGCCTCGCAAATGAAGAAGTCGAGCGTGACGGGCAAATACCTCACGGCGAATCAGCAAGGCGTCGTCAAGGGCGGCAAGCCCGTCATGATCGAGCGCAACAAGTACAAGTGGGGTGAATCGCTCCCCGCCGGGCTCGCGCCGAAGAAGAAGAGCTATCACGCGACCGACCCGTATGCGGGCATGGTGCGCATGAAGGAATCGACCGGCGGCTCGGCATACCTCACGTTCCGCGTGATGGGCGAGTGGTCGAGCGGCTGGATCGTCGCGCCGCAGCCCGGCCGATACATCGCGAAGGGCGTCGCCGACGCGCTCACGCCGAAGTTCGATTCGGCGATCCAAAAAGCGCTGGAGATGGGCGGTTAAAAGAAGTCGTGACGCGAGCATGGCGTCATGATCTCGTTCCTTCTAGCGCTTGCGGCAGGCAATGCCGTATCGGTCATTCTTCAGCCGCCGCAAGGCGCCGTGAAGTGGTCCGTGCTGCGCAAGACGACGAACGATATCGCAGGACTGTCGGACCCGGCCGCGACGCTCGTCTATACCGGCTCCGATAACTACTTCGTGGACACGTCGGGCCTTATCAACGGGCTCACGTATTTCTACGCGCCGTTCTATTACGACGGCACGCAATGGAGTGCGGCTGCGGTCGCGTCGGTCGTCCCGCAGTGCTCCTTCGAATTCATCCAGACCGACGTCCAGACCTTCTTGCGCGATCGCATCGCGGCGGGCCTTGCGGCGGCCGTCGCACGTCAAGCGATCTTCCCGCAAAGCGGGGCTATCCCTGTCCTCACTGCATCGCCAGTGTTCGAGGACGTGAGCTTTCCGGTCGTGACGATACACCTGCAATCAGACGGTTCGGGTGAGCGCGCGGTCGGTGAGGCAGTCGGCGCGGACGTCGAGGACGCAACGCTCGGGCAGTTCGAAGGGTGGCTCAGCCGCTATCAGCTCGCAATCGCGATATCGAGCCTGAGCTCCGACGAGCGGATCACGCTGCGCAATCTCGTGAAGTCAATCGTGCAAGCCAACTTGCAGATTTTTGAGGCGGTCGGCATGGAGCTGATCGATCTTCAGTTCTCCGATCAGGAGGACTTCACGACATACAACGTCCCGATCTTCCAGTCGCTCGGCGCGTTCTCGTGCGTCGCGCCCGCATCAATTCAATCGTCGGTTCCGGTCATCGAAGGAATCGAAGTCAATTACCAATCTTGAGGGGAATGTCGATGGGCAAAGCCACTGACACCACGACGGACGCGAGCGCGTCCACGAGCGCAGATAGCGCGACCGCCGCCGTCTCGCAAGCGGTCACGGAATTCGTTCAGGGCATCGAAGAGTTCTGCGCGAATTTGTCCGCAACCGATCGCCGCATCGAAATGATCGGTGCGTTCTACCGCGTCGAAATGGCCGCTGGCCGCACGCGCGCGCTGCCGTCCGAATTCAAGGTGCGCTATTCGGCGTTCCTGACTCAGCCCGCTTAACCGGAGACTCCTAAATGAGTGGTTTGTTTTTCAATGGGCGGCTTTACACGAGCCCGGCCGTCGTCAGCGCTGTTGACGATTCGGCAATGGCCGATCAGGGCGCGAGCGTAGGTAACTCGCTTCTGCTCATCGGCACTTCGACCGGTGGTGCGCCCAACACCGTACTGAAGTTCGGCTCGCCCGCCGAAGCTGTCTCGGCGCTGCGTGGCGGCGAGCTCATGGAAGCGTGCCGCAAGGCGTTCGCGCCGAGCGCGGAAACCGGCGGCCCGGCCACGGTCTACGCAATCCGCGTGAATCCGGCCGTGCAATCGACGCTCACGCTCAACGACGCATCCAGCGTGCCGACGATCCAGCTTTCGACCGATGACTATGGGTTGTACACCAACAACATCAAGGTCAAGATCGAGAGCGGCACGAATCAGGGCTTGAAGCTGACGACTCAGCTCGGCAACGATTACACGTCGGCCGACAATGTCTATCGCAACGCCTTCTCGGTGCAATACACCGGAGCGGCTGCGAGCGCGACGATCAGCGTCACGGATTCGCTCGTCAACGTCTACGCGCCTGCGGCTTCGCTGGTCGCGGCGATCGATCTGACGCAGTTCCAGACCATTCAGCAGGTCGTGGACCGCATCAACGCGATCAGCGGCTTCTCGGCAACGCTGCTCGACGGCAACGGCGCGCTCGCCGCGCTCAACGGGCTCGATACGATCACGGCACAAGACGTCAAGACGTCGCTGTACACCGTGACGGCGAACCTGCAAGCCGTCGTGGACTGGTTCAACTCGCCGTCGAGCCCCTACGTCAACGCGACGCGCCTCGTGGGCTCGGGCAAGGTTCCGGCGATCATGCCGTTCGCCTACCTCGCGGGCGGCTCGGACGGTATCACGACGAATAGCCAGTGGAGCGACGCATTCACGACGGCGCAAACCGCCGACGTGCAGTGGCTCACGGCTCTGTCGAGCAACGCTGCGATCGCCGCGATGGCTGACGCACACGCGCAGTACATGAGCACGGTGGCACGCATGGAGCGTCGCGCGATCAGCGGCACGGCACTCGGCACGACCGACGCGGGCGCGATTCAGGCGGCTAAGGCGGTCAACTCCGACCGTTCGGGCCTCGTGCATCTCGGCTATTACGGCTACGACATCAACGGCAAGTACACGCTGTTTCAGCCGTACATGACCGCTGCGCTCGTCGCTGCTGGCTTCGCGGGTCTGTCGCCGGGCGAGACGATGACGAACAAGTCGCTGGCCGTCTCGGGCTGGGAGCGCACGCTGCGCAATCCCACGGATACCGATGCGCTGATCCTCGGCGGCGTCATCCCGGTCGAGAGCAACTCGCGCGGCTACATGGTCACGAAGGCAGTTTCGACGTGGCTCACCAACAAGAACTACAACCGCGTCGAGCTGTCGTGCGGCACGGCTGTCGATTACACGCTGCGCAGCGTGCGCGATGCAGTGGCGCCGATGCTCGGCAAGGGCGGCACGCCGCTCACGCTGGCGGCGATCCACGCGCGCGCCGAGTCGGCACTGCGTCTGTGCGCGACGGCAGCGCCCGGCGGTCCCGGCGTTCTGGTGGGCGACAAGACCAATCCGGCATACAAGAACCTCACGGTTTCGCTGTCGGGCGACCAAGTCGCAATCAGCTTCCAAGCGAGCCCGGTCATTCCGGTGAACTACGAAGCGATCACGATGTACGCAGTGCCGTATAGCGGCACGGCGTCGGCATAAGGAGACGCATAGATGCGCACCAATGTGAAAACGCGCAGCGGCAACCGGGTTGTCGTGCAATTCGACGGCAACACGGTCGGTCTGCTGCAAAACATCCGCATGTCGGATGACTATGCGCCTGAGCCTGCAAGCGGCATCGGCGATATCCACGCGATCGAGTACGTGCCGACGATGGCGCGTCACCAAGTGTCGGCGTCAACGATGATCCTGTTCAGCGGCGCGCTGCGCGATATCGGCATCACGCCGGAGAACGGCGACGCCGTCCTTCAAGGCGCGGTGTTCGATATCTGCGTGCTGTCGAAGGACGACGGCTCGGTGCTGCGCAAGATCGTGAGCTGCTCGTTCGCGAGCGGCGATACCGAAGTCGGCAAGCACGCGATCATCACGAGCAACTGCCAGTTCAACGCGCTCGACGTGTCGGGCATGAAGCTGTAAGGGCGGGGGCGCGAATGAAAGTTCATCTTCATCGCGCCCGGCATGATTGGCGACTGTGGGCGCTGCTGATTCCGGCAGCGCTCATTTTGTTTACCAACGTGCCGGTCGCTCTCACCATCGGCTATTCGTTTGCCGTCGTTGTGCTGTTCGCGGCCGCGTCGCACGTTCTGCGCAAGGTGCTGTTTCCTTACGTGGATCTGCGCGAGCTCGTGAACAAGGCCGTCGAGACGCCGCTCGCGTCTGCCGTCGTGTTCCTCGGCATCACGCTCGTGCTCAGCTCCATCTTCATCGCTAACGCGATATGGCTGTCGCACTGATCCCGCCGGACGCCGCGCTGCCGTATCTGCCGCTCCTGCGCGCAGAGGCGGCCGCGCTGTGGGCCGATCATCCGCATCCGGCCTATCTCGCCGCGCAGATCGAGCAAGAGACGTGTCCGTCGCTCAAGAGCCGCCTGTGCTGGAACCCGCGCGCCGAGCTCAAGACGTCGCGCGAGTATGGCTTCGGGCTCGGGCAGCTCACCGTCACGCCGAAGTTCAACAACTTCAACGAGGCGAAAAAGTGGGACAAGTCGCTCGTCGGGTGGCAATGGAGCGATCGCTTCGACGCGAAGTTTCAGATTCGCGCGCTCGTTGCGTATGACCGCAATCTCTACCGGCAGATCAGGGGCGCGTCCGACGCCGACAATCAGTATGCGTTCGCGCTGTCGGCATACAACGGCGGGCTCGGTGGGCTGCTGAAAGATCGCGAGCTCTGCCGCAACACGAAGGGCTGCGACGCGTCGCGCTGGTGGGGCAACGTCGAGCATACGAGCCTCAAAGCGAAGACGGCCGTCGCGGGCTACGGGCAGTCGTTTTTCGCGGTCAATCGCGGCTATGTGACGAACATCATGCGCGTGCGCGCGCCGCGCTATGAGTCGTTCTTTGCCGCCGGGAAGTAGTGAGTCGTGACGCGACGATGGGCGCTACTCAAAGGAGTAAGCGCCCATGACTCACGAAGTCAAACACACCTTTACCGAATACATCGAGACGCCGGATCACGAGAAGCGCACTGAAAGCGCGCTCTTCCGGCGCAACAAGCGCACTCTCGTGCGTCAGCTCGGGCTCGGCTGCTGGATCTGCGGCAGCAAGCAAAGCCCGGAAGTGCATCACATTCATGAGTGGTCCCTGTGGGGCGCGCTCGACCCTGAAAAAGTGCTCGACACGCTGCACGTTTTCGACCCCTACGGCTACACGCACAACATCGGCGATCAGCCGATCGAGTCGCCCGACGACATTCGCAATCTCGTCGTGCTGTGCGGCCATTGCGAGATTGACGGCGTGCCGGTACCTGGCGGTCATCATCGCGGCGTCGATGCGGGCGTGCACGATCTGACGTTCCCGACGTGGGTCGCGCAGCGCGCGGTCAAGCCCGGTATGTCCATCACGAAGGCGATCGCGCACGTCAAGAGCGTGGATCACAAGCTCAAGGGGAGCAAGCAATGATTTGGCTATCAATTCTCGGCACGGTCGCGATGGGCGCGGCCGGGCGCTATCTGTGGCGCTCTCCGCTGCTGCGCACGGTGCTGCTCGCGGCGATCGTCGTCGCCTCGTGCGTTGCGGGCGGCTTCGTGCTCGGCGCGGCGCATGTGACGAAGCAATGGGCCGCCGACAAGGCGAAGCAGGCGATCGCGGTCGCGAAGGTCGAAACGAAGCAGGCCGACGCGACCGTGAAAGTCGTCACGCAGTACGTCGATCGCGTGCAAGTCGTGCGCGAGAAGGGCAAAACCATCACACAACAGGTGACTAAATATGTACCGCTTTCTGCTCCCGATCTGCCTTATGGCTTCCGCCTGCTCCACGACGCAGCCGCAACAGGCGTGCCCCTTCCCGACGCCGCCGTCGATCTTGATGGCCCGGCCGTCTCCGCTCAAGACGTTGCCGCAACCGTCTCCGACAACTACGCCGTCTGTCACGCCGAGCTCGAAAAGCTGAACAGCCTGCAGGATTGGGTGAGCGCGCAGGAAGACGCGAGCGAGTAGCGCCGCGCGCGAAGTCGTGACTCGACACTAAAAGGGCGATCAATCCGGTCGCCCTTTTTCATTGCACTCATGGATCAATTCGACCGCGCTTCCGAGCAGGAAGAAAAAACCCGCGCCGCAGAGATTGCCGCCGCGCTCGCAGCTCCCAAGCTCAAGCCGACGCACTACTGTCATTTCTGCTTCGAGCCGGTCGATGCAGGGCTCTTCTGCAACGCGGACTGCCGCGACGACTACGAGAAAGAAGCCCGCCATAAGCGCATCAACGGCCAATAAAGGACATTCCCCATGCGTCAACCATCCGATACCGACTTCTATGTCGAAGTGCCGAACGTCGGCACGTTCCGCTTCGCGCGCCGCACTTACGGCGATCGCATCCGTATCCGCTCCGAGTACTTGAAGCTCGTGAAGGAGATGGGCGACGAGGACGACGACATTCGCGCTCAGGCGGCAATCATCGCCGCTCACAAGGTGCTGTGCGTCGAAGCGCCCGCCGGGTGGGAGGACTTGGAGAAGGTCGATATGGCTTCGGTGCCGGACGTGGAGGGCCGAGTGCTCGACGTGTACCTCGCGCTGAAGTCGAAGGAGGACTCCTTTCGACGACCCAAAGCAGCAAACCCGGCAAGCGAAGCGAACGGCGCGGGAGATGC